CCCCCGGCTCTCCCTTCTCTCCGCGCTCTCCCGGCTCTCCGTCCTGTCCAGGAGCGCCTTTCTCGCCCGGCTCACCTTTTGGCCCACATTCCCCCGGCTCTCCCTTCTCTCCGCGCTCTCCCGGCTCTCCGTCCTGTCCAGGAGCGCCTTTCTCGCCCGGCTCACCTTTTGGCCCACATTCCCCCGGCTCTCCCTTCTCTCCGCGCTCTCCCGGCTCTCCGTCCTGTCCAGGAGCGCCTTTCTCGCCCGGCTCACCTTTCTCGGGTTGGCGATCTTCCAATATTCGAATGCGTTTCAAGACAGGAGAAAATTCTTTTCGAAGATACTCGTGCAATTCATCAATAAATTTTTCAGCATCAAAACCCATTTACATCTCCTCAGGTTACGATTTACGGTTGGCCAGGACCAGGGCGCTCTTCCCTCCGCATCTGACCGCCGCATTTAGGGCATTTTATCTCTTTACAATGTTTTTCCGATTCCATTTTGTGCCCACACTCAATGCATTCACAGCGATATGACTTTTCTTCAAGTTCAGCCACCACGCTCTTACGAATCAATAAATATCGCATTTTATCGGTTTCATTTTCCTCTGCCGGTTCCACGGGTGCTGTCAGCATAGCAGGCGCGGGCTTCGCAAACGGCTTATCCTGATCCCGCTCATCGAGCGCAGCCAAACTATAATTTTGCTGCTGAAGATAGGGAGTGCTGCCGCCCTGTACTGGAGGCAGATTAAATTTCTTCCGCGCTTCATTAGGAGCAAAAATTGCGCCCTTAACTCCTTCAGACGCCACCCTCATTTTCAAAAGCAAATCCATCCGCATCAAATCATCAAGATTGAACTCTGTACCAAATCCAGGAAAAAGCTCCAGCCCCTCATCGAGCAGAACCTCAATAGCTTCAATATGACGCTGAAGACAATCTGAATAATATTGTCTATCAAGAGTTTCAGATTGCCTAGCAGTAGGTGGAGTGCCAACATGAACTTTATAAGGAGGCACTTTGTAAGCAGAGCAAATCTTTTCATCTGTCCACTTCAACTGCTCAACCATCGCAGAGTCAGTCGCATTTACCATCAACGGTTCATACCTCAGCCCATCACCCAGCACTGCAACTTCCCCTACATTATCCCCTGTATAATTATCTGACCAATGAGCCTTGATGCGCTTAGCAGTTTCATTTTTAATATGACCCGGAGCAGAAAGAATTCCCCCCGGTTGCGCATTATTCTGAAAAAATCGCGCACTGTTCTGCTGCATAGACAACCCCTGAGATGTCGCCAAACTCGCAGCATAAAGAGGCGGCACCCCAACCAACGGGTGAAACAAACATTCCATCATATCGTGAATTATTTCGTGAGCCGGAATTGCTGGAATGTCCTTTGGCATACGGGACAAATTATCTTTCTTTGCCCTATAAAACACTTCCCCATTCCCCGCAACCAACGGAGCGATCTTCTGAGGATCGAGAACATACAAGGCAGCCACACGCCCCTTCTCATCTCTCTGTTTCAACACATACGTGTTCCCAAAAGTCAATTTGCTAATCATCCACGCCTCGATAAACTTCTGACGCGTCTGAAATGGATTGGGCTTACGAAAAACAGGATTATATGCAGGCACCTCTTCATAAATGCCATCCTTCAACCGCGTTAATCGCCAACGAAGTTTTCCGATATCGGATGCGATCTGCGTCACACAAGCATACACAGTAGGATGCGCCAAAGCATCCCCAAGGCTCACTGGATCATCGATCTGAAACGCACCAATATAAGATTCCTGAAATACAGGGATCCAACCGCGTGATTGATCTGCAGGGAACAACGACTTGACTGCCATACGACGCAACCAGTGTTTAGCTTTGCCAACTATCATTTTAAACATAATGCCCTATTCCGCTCTCATATCTTTGCGTTTGTAAGAACCGCCAGACCTTTTCTTGGTGACGGATTTCCCTTTGGTGACGGATTTCCCTTTGGTGGCTGATTTCTTTTTTACTGATTTGGGCTCCTCTTTTGGAGGGGCAGGAATCACTTCAGGAACACGCCGAACTCTGCCTACAGCTTCAAGCAGCTTCGCGTGCTTCTGCCTCTTGATTTCATACTCTTCACCGAGTTCATGTATCTTTGCAGCGTACCTGTGACGCTTCAGAGTTTTAACAAGCATCAGTCATCTCCCTTAAAAAAGAAAAAGGAATGGGGTGACCCCAAAGGGTCACCCCAAAGATTTACTTATGACCCGCTATTGTCATAGGCTGCGTCACCGACATAGCCTACACAATAAGAGTCCGTGCGCCGTCTCTCGAAATTGATCGGGCGAACCACTTTGATAGCCGTGGATTCCGTCTGGAACATATTGACGATGTTCCCTGACATAGTGGTGCCTCCCTGCGACTCGTTCGCAGGAGCATCGTTCATTTCAATCGTTGCCTCGCGGCTGATTGAAACCTGGACACCCATGTCACCGATCTTGTAAATTTCGCGCGGATTGAGCAGGATCAGATAAGCAGAATTCACGTTGTCTCCGGTGACCACGGGATCACCGAGCAGCGTGCCGCCATCCTGAGAAATGCCCGAAAACTCCGGCTGGCCCAGCGCATTGTAGAGCATCTGGATGCTCTTTGCCAATGCCGGATTCATCACGAAATACAACCCGGAGGCTGTCTTTGCGGCAATGAAATCTGCATACAGAGTTTTGATATCCGCACGGAGCGCGTCAGCATCTGTACCGGAAGCGCTGTCTGCAGAGATATTCTGGAGAATACCTTCAGGAGACACCGCCGACACCGCCGCCGCCGTACTCAGAAATGTGTCATCGACCCTCTTGCTGGATGCTTCCACAAGCGCATCCCGGATGAGCGCTTCTGCCGCCGGGCTGGAATCCCGGAGAAGCTCATTCGAGACCACTGCAAGTGCAGCAACTTTCAGCGGTGCAAGGTTCACTGCACTGAACGACTGGGCGCTTGGGGTGATTGCATTGTTCTCACCAACCCAGTATCCCGTTGCCACGCCGTCCTGGCCCTTGATCTGAACATTGGCCGGGACTTCCCGCAACGGCAGCTTGTCGTAGACAGTCTTGCCATGCAGGTATTCGATAAAATCCCCGGTGTACCGGGTATCGGCAGCGACCAGCTCTGCGCCCGCATCGCCTGTGCCTGAGCCATGACCTTCGACCGCAGTCTTGATCACGTCGACCAGCATGCCATGGGTTTTCCCCCACCGCTTCTGCGCGACCGCGACCGGGGAAACCCCGTCAAGGTGTGCGATAGCCTTTGCAATAACCTGACGGACGAAGCTCTGACCCTGGAACTTGTCGTCCGGGTCTTCCTTCTTCACGATGACCGTCGGAGCGGTCTTCACAACCGGTCTGGGTTCAATGGCCGTCTGAGAGTTGAAAATCTCAGCCTGTTTAACCCGGATATCATTGTCAAGCGCTTCGAGCTCAGATACAATCTGATCAAACTCTGCGCTATCTTCATCGGTTGCAGATTTCTGCTTGATCGCGTCAGCAATCTCCGACATGCGAGCAGCTTTAGTGCTGCGTGATTCTTTCAGCTCTGCGAGCTGTTCTTGTAAAGTCTTCATGATTTTATCTCCATAAAAATTTTTGTTACCCGAAACGCCGGATTTTATTTGATGGCTTGACGCAGCCTTAACATTTAATATTGTTGCTTCCTGATTCGCCGGAACAGTTACAGCAGAAAGCTCATACCATTCCCACTTAATATAACGTTTCCCCCAATCAGTATCCTCAATGTCCTCTGATTCAATTGGACGAAAACCAATTGACAAACCGCGGACAAGTTTATTTTTAATCATCTGCCACGCCTCAGTCAAACGGTCTTTCAACCTTCCCTCCTCCGGGATGTCTGCCACTTCAGCATCAATTGCAATACCATCTTTCGTGACCTTGGCTTTGGTAATCCACCCAATTGGATCTTTGTGATCGTGCTGCCAAAGCAATGGCATTGGCAGTTGAAACTGCGCACCCTTGGGCTCCATAATATCCTCCACCCGATCTGGAGTGGGAGTGGAAGCAATACCAGAAAAAATACGCTTGTCCCCTGATTGGCTTGCACTCTTAATTTCAAAAATTGAATATGCTCTATTCCGCATAATATACTTCCTTAAACAAAAAACATTTCATATTCAGGCTCCTCCACCGTTAACAAGCGAGCCTTCAACCCCAACGCCATCGCAGTAGCCACAGCACCATCAATACGAAAACGAGCCTTTGATTTATCCAGCTTCCGATTCCCGGATGGATCCCTCAGCACAACAGCATTGGAAAAATTCCACGTCATACACGGATTCCCATCGTGCTTGAAATTGCGCTCCAAAATAGACACCTCCAGCGCATCAATCGCCGGAGCCATATCTTTAAAACCCTGACCCCAAGGACAAAGCCTCAAAGCTCCTGGCAGTTCTTCATCTTTCCCATCCACCCAAGCTTCAATTCCTATTGCTTCCAGCTCACGGAGAAAATCGTTGATGCGCCAACGGTCATATGCCAACCCCAACACCCGATATTGGCTCATGAGCTCACCCAATTGCTCTGCTACAAATCCATAATGAATCGTGCGCCCCGGAACAGCAATCAGCGCCTCCTGCCGAGCCCAAAGAGTATATGGCACCCGGTCACGATCCTCATGCGCTTGAAGAGCTTCCTCTGGCTTCCAGAACCAACAATAAATCCTATCCCCATCACGCGCGCTGACCGCCGTTAAACACGTCAAGTCAGTCACTGCCGACAAGTCCAGCGCCAGATAGATTTCCTCGCCATCTTCCAACTCGCAATTCTTATCCAAACACCCGAGCCATTCTGCTCTCGGAATCAGCGGGGACACGGAATTGATGCGCTGGTTCAGGTACAGATTCCGGAATGTCGCTTCAAAAGAAGGCATGCGCTTTGCACGCTTTGCCAATGTCTGCACATCCCCCAAGTCCCGGAAATCCCCAAGTGCCGGATTGGCCTTGGCCCAGACCGCCTCATTAAAAATATCATCCTCGCCATCATCCACTGCATACAGATGAACAACGGTGGTGGGGTCTTTTCCGTTCGCTCCATCATCAATGATAAGACTGAGCGTGTGTTTAGGATCAGCGCTCTGAGTACTGATAATCATAAAAAGAGGTTCTGCCCTTGCGCCCATAGATGTATCAAGCACATCAAACAGTTCCCGGCTGGGAGCCTGTGCCAACTCATCATAAATTACAAAAGTGGGATTCAGCCCATGTTTTGTTCCAGCCTCAGCACTGAGAGCCTTGTAAAAACTCCCATTGTGATAGCAAACAACTGTCTTAGTTGAGTCTACCATCTTCAACATCCCCATCAGCTCAGGGTCAGCCTTAATGATCTGGCAACAATATTTATAAACCTGCGCAGCCTGTTCCCGTTCATTTGCTGCTGAATATATTTCCCCATTCTCCACAGCCTCTGGCCCAACCAAGTGAACCAGCACAAGGGCAGCGATGAGGGCTGTTTTCCCATTCTTCCGAGCAATAGACAGAACAGCTCGCCTTACCAAACGGCGCCATTCTCTTGATCCAAACTTCACATGAGGCGCATAAACGTCCCGAAGGAACTTTCTCTGGAAAGGGCGAAGCTTAAAAGGCTGTCCAGCGCCTTTTCCAGAAGGTACAATCAGCCGTTCAATAAATTGTATGACCCGATTAACGCGTGCCAGCTGTCTCTTTACCTTGCCAGCCATCACGCACCCGCTTTCTTTTTCTTGATGGCTTGCTTGCCGCCCAGCAGCCCAGCAAACTTACTCACATCCTTTGACGCTTTGGGCATAATCATAGAAGCGCGTGAAGATGGATCCAAACCCAACCGCGCTCCCAGTGTTGTGATAGCATTGAGGGCTTTCGTCTGAGCATTGAGAGCGGGGTGAGCTTTTTCCTCCCCCTTCTCTGTAATAATGGTCAAACCTTCCCTTGCAAGCGTTTCCGTGGCTATTCGATGCTGCCCAGCAGCTACACAGAAAGAGGCCAGCGCAATCCCATCAACCGCTGTGTATAAGTTGGGCGGCATCGACTCAACAATCTGATCCCAAATCTCCTCAGCATACCCCGTTACATACGGCGGTTTGGTTACGCTCCCTGTAGGCATCGGAGCATTTCCATTCAATGGTCTCTTGCCCGGATTGCCCTCGAGACGTTTGATCTCATCTGGTTTTTTCTTTCTACCTCTGGGCATGACAATGCCTCTCAGATTGAGCCTTTGCTGGGCATTTACACAATTCCGCGCGATTTGAAACGCAAT